CCCCACCTATTATCACATCATTCAGCATTTTTGTGACTTCTGCTTTTGATATATCAGCAGTTCCTCCTCCGCTGGATGCAGGAATAAATGGTTTTATTGCTTCGTAAAACTTTTCAGCTTCAATATTAGAAGCATCTACACTTGCTCTGTATTGGATTTGACTCTGCATACTCCCAATTGCTCCGCCATCCGCCTTTCTATCTAATTCAGTAAAAGTTTTTTCAAAACACTTTCGGAGGTCTTCTTCTGTAATTTCTCCGTTGTTATTATCAGGTAGAAGCTTATTGATTTCTTCTAATGTTGTTAAATTGCTCATAGTCCTTTATATTCTAAATCCTTTACTAAATCCTCTGGAGAATCCTCCTACTTGTTTTTTCTCTGCCTCCTCTCCTATTTCTGCGATGCTTCCTGCATATTCATACAGCCCTGTATTGGCTGAAAAAGTGAAATTTACCATGTTGTCCTCTTCGAATTTCTTTCCAGAAGTAGCATCTCCGCTGGTAAGGTATGCAGCGTTTCTAAGATTCCCCAGAACCCAAACTCTGCCGTTACTATCCGAGACAAAAAACACCAGCCCAGAATTTCCCGTCTGGGAAAGAAAACCAAGGTTTCTAGGCGTCATTCCTGTCAGCTGAAACGAAAGCTCGCTCATCTGCTTCCATCTCTTTGCACTGCCAGTGACCTTCTCCGATAGAGAACCTTGGTCTAGATAAACATCCACAGCCTTTAGACTTTTTCCGTGTTTGAGTAAAATATTTCCCCTAGAAATTATCCTGCTATCTTCGTAACCCTCCGCTTCGGGAAGAACCATTTTTGCAAAGTCCCAAACAGAAGCATAATAGAGCCTCACCAAAATACCTCCAAACACCTCTGTGCTTGGACAATAATGCAAATCTTCTGTATGTATTTCTGTAATCACAAAAACAAAAATAGCACCCCGCAGGGTGCTAAAAAAAGACAAGATATTACAAGAAAAGACCTCCTTTTTTTGCGATGATAGGGACTTTTAGCTGAGAGTCCTCGGCATTCCAGCAAGGGAAATTGTCCTTGTTCTTGCTCAGATAGTCCCAAATTTGCGTAAGATACCTTTCGCTTCCCCTCAGATGGCGTTCCTGGAATCTTATTTTTTCCTCATCTGTAAGCACTACAGACTTTTGCCACGGCAATTCCTCATACTGCACCACGATGCCTGTGCTGGTAAATAGATAGCCCTGCTCTGCTGTGGCATCTGCTTTTGATTTATCAATACAGTATTTTTTTATTAAATTTTTCAGCACATCATCGCCCAGAAGAACATCTGCTTCACAAGGTTTCATTTTGGAAAGAAACTCATCCAAAGCACCACGCATCAAATCTGAAAGCATCAAATAAACCTCTGGAGAAATTTCTCCGAAGTAATATCTCGTTTCAGAAAACGGCAGAAGCGAGAAACTTCTCTTGAAAAAAGGCAGTTCCTGTTTTTCCGCCAAAAGATTCAAGGCTTTTGCTAAATAAAAATCTGCCTTTCTGAGCCAACTCAAAGCCAAGTCACGAACATCCCACCAGCTGGCGTTTTTGGTCGTTCCCTGCTCATATTGGTTAATTCCATAGTTACTCAGATGAACCTTTATCCTCGGAAGCGACAAAACAAAACTGTAATGAAGCCCTGCCGTTACCAAATTATTATAAGCCGTGGGATTGGAGGTTTCCAGCTCTTGGAATACTTCTTTGTCTACCAAGGAGAAAATCTTTCTCTCAAATCCATACTGCTGGTCTATCAATTCAAAATCAAAATTCTTGGGAAAGCTCACCAGCTCTCTGGCTTTCTGCTCTGTTATTTTTTCCATTGTTACTATATTTTCGGCACTGATTACGAAACTTTTACTTTTGGTAATTTAATTCTTAACTGCCACTTGTCCATTTGGGTTTTTATCCAAAGTTGTCAGATTGATATTCGGGAATTTCGCCACGAGGTCTTTGTTCCAGTTATTCCATTTCTGAATTAGTCTGAAAACCCAAAGCGTTCGGGCGTGTTTCCTCGGAAGTCTCGCACAAAGTATCGTCCATGCCTCCCGTTTATCAGAACCAGAACCGCTCAAGTTTTTTCCACCAGGAACACCCGCACCCAAAAGGGCTGGATCTACCCCCATAGAGAACAAAATCTCCGAGTTCCCTGCGCTGGCATCGGGCAGAAAATCACCGCCAGCCTGTGTCTGCTTGATTTCCTCAATCTGAATTCCCTTTATCAGCTCTCCCGAGTTTTTGTCCCTAAAAAATGGAGAAATCAAACTTTTTCCGCTTCCTTTATTCCCCGTCATCTCTTTGTCTATGCTGTTTACCAGCTCTTCTCGGTATCTGTTTTTCAGCTCGCTGTCGAACTTCGCCCACTCATCCTTTCCGTATCTATGAATGAAAAAATCATCAGCGATATGAATCATATATTTAAAATTAAACTGCTGCTCAAACATTCGTTTTTTCAACTCTGGAACAGACAAAACTACATCCATCCAGCCGTTTTTGAACGAAGAATGCCAGCCAACTGATGGGTAAACTTTCTCTATCATCAAGGTATTGACAATCGGAACAATGAATTTGCTGATTTTCTTCGCCTTGCAGTAGTCCTTGATTTCCTGCATGGACAAATTCTGCCCGAAGCATCGCACCTTTATAGTATCTTTTTCGTTAAAATCCGTTTCGCCCCAAGCAGAATTGATGTAGATATTTTCTATCATGCCGTTTTTTGGCTTTTCAAACCTACAGAACCCTGCCTGCTGTCTTGATACAGATATAATTTCTTCGCCGTTCGGACTGAGTAGAAATTCTGGGAAAGCAATACCGAAGCACTCAAAATCCGCCACCAAATCGCTCAATACCAATTCAAACTGCGTTCTATCAAAAAAATCATAGATATTCGGCTCACTGCTTGGGATTTTTTCCTTAAACTCTGCATCGCCCTCGGTTTCTATCAATTCAAAAACCTTCAGCCCCAGCCCATAATGAGCCGAAGTAAGCACCTCCAATCCGCCCAAAGCAGCGCCCACCATCACCACTTTTTCCATCAGGCGTTTAGGATATTGGTTATCATCGCCCCAGTTGCACCAGTTATTGGAATCCGTAGCCGATGCGTTTATTTTCGCAACGCTGTGAGGCTCTGCGCTGGCGCCTTTGGCAGCGCCGCTGAAACTCACCACAGAATTACCCCCTACTATATAGGTATCATTGTCTATTTTCTGCATTTTTATTTATTTTTTTATTAAAAAACCACCTTTTTGCCGTTAAATTCCTCGATGAAAATAATATGTATTTTCTTTATCTCGCCGTTTTTTAGTTTGATATTCCTGGTGCGATTTTCCCAGTGGTTAGGATTTTTAAAGGGCGTTTCATCCGCCAGCCTTACCGCCCCTTTTTTCGCAGGAGGACGAAGCAGAACCGCCTCCTCGTAACTTATCAATTTTCCCCCCGTTTTATTTTGCAGGTTAAAACTCCTAATTTTTAGAGAAAAAGGAACAGGATTTTTGCGGGCATCTACTTTTTTCATTTCCGTGAGAACATCAGATAAAAACAGCATTTTTTCCATACCGCAAATATCAAACAACACACTGAAAGCATAAAAGACACACCAAAAAACACCAAAAAACAAGGCTCTTTCTCAAAATTTTGAAACTAATCATTTGTTTATCAAATTATTAACCGATGAAATTTTTATTTTTTTCTCAAAATGTGCGAATTAACCCACGAGCCGCCTTAGTTTTTTCTACAATTGCAGTTTTATTTTTTACCGAAATATGAAAGGGACTTCCCCGAAATGCTGGAAAGCCCAAAACAAAAAAATCCCCTCGGAATGAGGAGACCCTGTAGCTTTTAAATGTTGGTAATAATAAAGGAATCAGAGTAATCGTAATCCAAAAGATAGCCGAACTGCCAAAACAAACAGTAATCCAGCGTATCCGAAAAGTGAGTGGCGTGTTCCTGCGGAATTGTACTGCTTCGCTCGGAGGACTTGTCTTTCTTAAAGGCATCATCGCTCGTCAGCGGTGCATTCTCCATTGATATTATCAAATTCGGACACTGATTTTCATTTATCCTAACAATAGGAAGCCGAGGATTCTGCTCGGAAAGAATTTCGTTAATCAATCTGAATTTCTGTATATGCTCGGGATTATTCGTGTTCGGTGTCTGGTTAATCACTATCCAGCCAGCCGAACGGAGAGCATTCTCTACATCTTCTGCCAATGTAGTCTTGGAATTCGCCTCAGACTTGTAACCAGAGCGGTCATGATACAGATGCACTACATTACAACTGGATTGGTGGTGTTTATAGTAGTCGATAAACTGCTTAACCATATCGGAAAGTTTATCAGGGTTCTTCGCAAAGAACTCCTTGATGAATCTTATCTCTCCTTGGCTTTCTAAATGCTGCGACACTGTCCCACAGTTAATTCTTCCCCCGAAATCCAAATTGAATTGTAACGGAACACCACGCACCAGGTCAGTGTCATACTTACTGCTCGGCACATAGTTTTCTGTCAAATCCCCCAAAGCATCAATATCGTATTTATACTTATAATAATTCTTCTTGCTGAGCTGTGCATAGAAACCATCTGCTATCTTCCCAGGGCGGATGTTCAGTATCTCAGCTTCAAACATAGTCTTTGAAAGCGCCTCTCTTCTCATCTTCTCTATCCAGCCAGGCTCTAGGTTATGGATATTTACTTTCGAAGATGCTTTGATAAAGGTATACTCTTTTGGGTTTTCCATTGCCATTTTCTCCCTATTAGTGAACCATTCCCCCTTCTTGGTCATCGCCACAGAAGAAACGAATATCTCGGCATGAAGCATAGATTTGCCTTTGAATATTTCCTTTTTTGCTCTATTCGTCGTCAAAACATTATTGAATAATCGGTCATAAGTCAGCAATGCTGCCTCATCTCCTATAATCCAGTAGGAGTTAAGCCCCCTTCCTGAATTGGGATTGTCCAGCGAAACCATTATCGCAATGGCTCCATTTCTGAAATGAATTACATTATTCCAGCTGTCAGGCGCTTGGAATGGTCGCTCGAAACCCATAGATACCCCGCTCCTGCCTACTACATAATCATACCCCTCCCATAGTCCGAACATCTCTAGTCCCTCCTTGGTAGATGGCAGGGTTCTGGTCTTTATCTGCACAAAAGATTCCCCCACAATCACACCCGTAGAGCGTGGCATCTGCCTCACGGCTTCCTTTAAGAACCACCCCAATACAGTAGACTTGCCCGACCCCCTCGCCGCTTCTATTGTGATATAAGGAATTTTATAGCGATGGTTTGCCAGAACAGCCGCCATCTGCATAGGATTGAGCAGAATCTCTTTCTGTGGTTTTATCAAATTGCTAATCTCTCTATTCATCATCATCTTCGTTTTCTTCTACTTCCCTAAATTCTGCATCCTCGATTTCTAAATTATTAAAATCTACCACACCATACGCAAACTCCTTATCCATCATCTTATAAATTCTTCTCGGCATTCTGATGTTATACTCATGCGCCTGTATCTTATTAGGGTCTATCTGGTTTTCGTTTTCATCAAAATTAAATAGCTCCCTGTATTCTTTCAGCGCCTTAACTGCAAGGTCTCCATTACCAGCCTTTACAGCCTTCTGGTATTCGTTCCAAAACGCCTCTTTCAGCACCTGCCGTTCCGCCGCCAATGTAGTAGCATCCAGCTCGCCAAAAATCTGCATGGACATATTATACTCACGATACGCCGAAGCCTGAGAAATCCCGTGGTCTCTCATTAGTATCTGAATTACTTGATAGGTAGAGTATTTGTTATTCAATCTCAGTGACCATGCGTGGCTCATCCGCTTTTTCTTCTCTGCCTCACGCTCGGTCAGTTCCACTGCACTCTCATCCAGGTAACTCGCCTTTATACGCTGAAAACTGCTGTCTTTCTTGAATTTTGACAATTCCATGCCTCAAAGATAATTTTTAGGATTTTTTCTGTAAAAGACACAAAAAAGCCCTGCAAATGTTTAATTTACAGGGCTTTACATTTAAGCTTTTGTACCCAGACCCGGGGTCGAACCGGGACGGATTGCTCCACTGGTGTTTGAGACCAGCGCGTCTACCGATTCCGCCA